TCTTTGTTCTTAACCCAAGTATTACGATACTCTTTGTTTGTCTTGGTATAATTTTTAATTAAAAATCCTGTATTGATACTTTTGGATACTGTGTCCAATGCAATACTACTAGTAAACGTATCGCTGTTATACGTTGCTTCAAATTCTAAATCACTGATGCTGTTAAAGTTTCTATAACTGACAGGAAATCCTAGTACGTTATCATTGACAGTGCCTGTTCCTTGCTTGTATTGGAATAGCGTTGTTCCTGTAAAAGTAGTGTTAGGATAGGTTGTTGTATTAGAAAAACTAATGTCGTTGCTGTCAAAAACATCAAACAAAGGACTTTCGTTTACTTTTGTTTTTAGTTGCCCTTCGTACCAAAGGTTGCCGTCATAATGATAGTTCTTTTTACTGTTCTTACCAGATAACACAATAACCACGTCGCCGTCTTCAAGTAATCTTGATCCTGCTTTTTCTTCTAAGTGAATTGTAGGGGAACCAGCAATAGTCACCAAACTAATTGTGTAAACACGCTTTCGAATTTCAGGATCTTCTTCGTTTGCAAAGATAATACTTTTGTTATCTTGTAAAGAGAACAGCAATTCCCAACTAGAACTTGTTGTGGGATCCTGTGCAATGTTCTCTTTTGCTTCATATGCAATACCATTGTAAATAACATACTCTTCAGCAAGTATTGTATTTGCTGTTGATGTATCATACACTGAGTATGCAAATAATTCAAACCAAGTAGTTCCAATATTCTCAACAGCAGGAACAACATTTATGCCAACGTTTTGAAGTGCTTCGTATGCTTTATTATTATAAGCCATACGCTCGCCTTTTTGATATGTACGTGAATCATCAAAAGGTATTAGTGGAAAATGTTCTTTCCAAACAACAGTATCAGTGGGCAATGTTTGTGTATTCTTAATAGCACCATAAACACTCGTTCCTGATATAACAACTGATCCTTTAAGATAATGAGAAATATTTGAATATATACTTCCTGAGCGTTCAATGTCACTAAAGGCATCTTTAACAGTAAAATCTAAATAGTCAACTGGTTCAATGGCTTGAATACCAAAATTAAGTAATCTTAATGAATGTTCAAACTCAATGACTGGGCGTTTAGCTCTAAACTCTTGATCTGGCAAACTAGTATTCTTAGCTCGGTAATTAGGAAGTTCAACTAGTGTTACTCCATCAGACTGAAGTTGAAAAAAGTTATCTTCGCCGTATGCATAAAATATCTGGTCTGGATTATATTCGTATGCTAAATTTTGTATTGCTACTTTACTTCGTAGTGTAGTTACTACCTGCACATCATCTGGTATAGGAACAAATTCATTGTTTAAGTTTGGATCAAATGTGAAAGTATATATTAGTACTTCTTTATTAAGTTCAGCAGTCTTAGTTAAGACATCAATATGGAACCAACGATTACTTCTTGACCAACCGTTTAAATCATAACTTCCTCTATTAATAGTAATATAGTCAGGTGTGTTTAACCCACCTATAGCATATGTTTCGTTTGGTGTTAAGTCAGCAACTGAAATCAATCTAATACTTCTACCAACACCTTCAACATAATATTCTTTATTTGCCCACCTTGCTGGAGTTACACTATCATTAAATAAAATCTTTAATCCATTTGTAAACTCAACGCCGTTTGGACTTGCATAACTAATTTGTCCAATAATGTCTTGGGCAACATCAATGGTAAAGTTATCAGCATCAACAACACGAATCTCTCCAAAGAATACATCTGATGTTGAGTCTTGGTAATACAATCTATCAAGTATACTGGTAATAACTGGTACTTCGTGGTATGTATTATCAAAGTCTAAATAGTACTCTTTAGTTCCACTAGCAATTCCGTTCTTTACATAAACTTTCTCATCAAATGCCACGGCAGTTGAAGGCACAAGCGTAATAATATAATCATCAGCTAATCCTGTGTCTAAATCTATATCACTGGTCGCAATAAGTGTTACTCTCCAAATATTTCTTCTAATGTTAAACGGAACAACTTGATCATCTGTAGCAATTCCATATCGTAACATATCAAAAAATTCATTGTTTGTCCATTCAATGTCTGTTACAACATCGTCATTGGTAACAAACACCATGCTTTTATTGTGCAAGTTAGCATATGTTTGAGCTCCGTCAATTCCGTTTTGGTGTGTCTTTAAGAACTGACTTAGTAAAACACCTTGTATCTCATCATAATGAATACCACTTGCAATATCAACCTGCTCAATAGTGTCCATAAGAGTAAATCTATTTTGTGCATCAGCTAGTGGAACTTTGAAAGTAACTGTACCATCATCTGTTCCGTTGTTTTCTACACCAAATACTTCACGTGTACTAATGTTGCTTTGGTTTGTACGAACCCCGCTTGTGCCGGGCTCAGTTTGAATCCAAAATTGATGTTCTGGATCATCAATTTTAAAAGTATAAGTTCCACCACGTGCTAGAACTAGCACAGGATTACTTTCAATTCCTTTTTCACTGAAGTTAAAACCACTAACACTAAGGTTACGTGTTACGCTGTAGTCTTCGCTGGTTTCAACGTTGCCTGCAAATACATCTACACTTGCTGGTCCGTCTGGAACCCAGTAGTAATTCTTAAAGTTTGTAAACTTGTCATAATCAAACAATCCATCAAAACTATAACTTTCATTGGAAAACAATCTATTATGATTGTCAATGATGCCGCCGTTGTATTGAATCTGTTGCAATAGGTCAACATACGAGCTAAAGAAATCAATGGTGTCAGTGTCTTTGTCTTTAACAACAACAGCTGGTTCTAATTGATAGTTCTGTCTTGTAATACTTGGTTCAGCGACATAGTTGTCGTTTGTTTTATATGTAGGACTAAACTTACGGCCAATGTAGCCATTTACTTTTGTAAAGTTTGGTTCAGATACTAATTGATCGAGTGTAGCATTTAAGAACTTCTTGTTAGTCTCTGTTCTAAATACTTCTGGAAGAAAGTTAACTGTTTTAACGATTGCCATGTTACTGTACTTTACCTTATGTTACCACTGACGTGGATTGGTTCAGTTGACTTGCTGTAATTGATGCGATAACTTCAACATCATCAACTGTAGCAGAGCTAATAAGAATTTCATCTGGTTCAGCATTAATTTGATACAAGTTACCAAATTGTGCAGCACTGTTATTTGGAACAATAATAATACTTGCTAACTCAGGTGTTAGTTCTGAATGCAAGTAAGCACTTAGTTCACTAAAATAAAATGTTTCGCCAAAGTCCCAGTTATTAATATCAAAGTATGCGTTAATAGCGTTAATAACACTAGTCTTAACATCACTGTCTGAAATAATCATATTAGAATTTTTAACAACTTTAAACTTGGCCTTTAATGCTGTGTCTGCTAGTTCACCAAATATTGGTTTAAATCTAGCACTGTTATAGATTATTGCATCACTCATTGCTTTAAAGTTTTCAAGACTTGCAAATTCTGATTTAAGTTCTTCTTGTGAAGGTGCTACTGGTAACGTTAAAGTATTACTAGTGTCTGTAATAAAAGCGGTATAATCTGTTGCATATTGCTTGGTTAGTATGAACATATCCATTAAGTTGTTAGGACTTGGATCAACTCGTCTGTTGTTAGGACTTGTATGGATATACTGGAAGTTCAATGAATCTCTACCAACACGAGCCAAATATTCAGAACTAACATCTGTTGCATTTCGTAATCCAACAGTATCAATATCTAATCTATAAAACTTATCTTCATCAGAAGCATAAAAAATTTGTTTGTCTGTATAATTGTCTAGCGATAATTTAATAGTTTCAAGTGTAGCATCAATTACAACATCATTGTATGGAACCGGAGTATACTGAATAAAACTGGTTGCTGATTGTTCTTTAGTGAAGAACACAAACTTTTCACTTACATTAACGTTACTTGCAACAATTAAGTCAAACAAGTCTGGATTATCTGGAACGCCGTCGCTATCAAAGTCAGGAAAGGTAACTAATACTTTTCTATTGTCTCTATATCCATCACTGGCAACAATGCTTCCATATACATTCCAAGTTAAGTTCTGCGCCAATGGCAAAGCACTATCGGCTTGACTGTTAAACTTGAGAACTGTTACTTCGTCGTTTTGTGTTTTACCAGTTTTACTGTCAAACACTTTTGCATTATCGTCAAAGTAGAATTTAGTTTCTGCCGCACTTTCAAAGTAATAATCAAGACCTCTATAACTGATCACGTATTCTGATCCAGTATAAATTAGTTTAATAATCCAACTTGAATCTAATCCAGTACCTGCTGTTGAGCCAGCATTGTCATTGCTGTATACATTGCCCCCGATGTCAGCACTATCAATTAGTGCCCAACCGTTAATTGTTGTGTCATAACGTAGTGCAAAGTTTTTATAAATCTTAATAAATGTAACCATCTGGTTAATAAGACTGTCACTTAGTACACTCTTAAACACTGGAATAATCTCTAACGGAATAGCGTTTGTTGGAACTGTTTCGCTGATAGTAATAGCGTTTGTTGTTTGGTTAATACTGCTTACACTTGCATAGATATATGTACGATCTTTATCTTTGCTGATACTTCCTGTTTTAATTTTGTTACGTGCATCAAAGTAATTTCCGTCGCCGGCACCAAACTTAATAATAGCACCTGGAACAACATGTTTTAAGACACTAGAAATACCAGCACCAATTGGCATTGTTATAAAAGGCAATCCGTCAGCATCGTTGCTGTCAGGACCTTTAATATATCCAATACTTTTGTTTGTACTAGCACTTTCAAAACTCCAACTTAAATCCGTTACAAGTGTGCCGCTACTACCAATTGGCCATGTAAGTTGTGAAAGTGGAAAACGATCAGTTTTATTATAATGCAAGTGCGATACTGGCTTGTCTCTAAGTATAGGAGCAATAGTATTAAAGACTACATTAAAAATTTCATTTACTGTTTGGTAAGTGAAGTTTGTTGTTTTAACATATTCATCTTTGTACAGTAATCCGTCAGCACTAAAAATATTAGTACTGGAATACTTTCCTGTTACGTCAACAACATCAAGGAAACGACTTACACCACTTGAGCTACGATTGGTACTCTTAACTTTCTGAATGTTATTAAATGCTGTATACGGAAAGATATTATAATCTTCTCCTGTAATCATTCTATTTTGAGTGTAATATTGCTGGGGTGCTTTACGTCTAATTTCAGTAAGTGTTTCACGTGGACTGGAATTAGCTACTGTATATTTCAAACTTACTTTTGCTGTTAATACAGCATTTCTTCCATTACGATCAACATACGAAATAGGAATATCAACATTTTGAATTTCGTCAGGAGTAATTTTATAGCGTGTTCCAATACTTTGTCTATAAAATAATCTAAATCCTCCTTGCGGAATATTAGCAAACGATCCGTCACCAAAGCTCAGTGTTATTTGATCATCATTTCTAGTAACCACTTGATACAAGTTACGCTCAGATTCGTTATTGTAAGTGATATTGATTCCGTTGATTGCTGGAACTTGAGTCCACTTATCTCCAATAGAGCCATCTGTATTTAATTTGTATAACCAAACGTCATTGTTGTTAATGTTACTAAAATCAATGTTGACACCTCTATTAGGCAATGCATCAGTGATGTTAAAGTCAACACTGTTCATTGTACCTTGTTTAAAATAAACAAAGAATCCTGTGTTATTAGAACTGTTACCAAGATTGTCAGTTCTATACAAAATATTAAACTGTCCTAAAGGCTTTGGAGGTATTTCATAAACAAATGTTCTGTTAACTGATGTAGCACTAATTGTTTCAAAGTTCAATTGGTTACCTTCAACTTCTGTTGAAAAACGGAAAGTTGGTAAAATTTGATCAAGAATTCTAAGTGTGTATTCTTGTGTACTAACGCCATTGACTATTTGTGAATTACCACTTTTGCCAACAGTTTGAGAATCAATCAATGCGGCATTAAGAATAGTATTAAATTGTTCTTGCCAGTTATCATTACTAGGATCGTCCCAGTTGATGATTAGATTGGATAAGTCTGATCCGTTGCTATCAAAAACTTGTTCTGTGGTTGTTACACTTTCAACTTTTAGTAGCCCACTACTAGCAATATTACGTTTTGGATTGTAGTTAATTAAACGTGCAAGTTTAAGTACACTGTCTCGGCGTTCAGCAGTATCAATAAAGTTTTCACGTGCATTTAGATCAGTACGAAATGCAAGTGTTTGTCCTAAGAATGCAATTAAGTCTATTAGAGCAATATATTCACTTGATTCTGTAAAATCGTTAAAATCTTCTGGGTAATATGTACGCAAGTAATCAATCATAGTCTTGCGTAGAGTTTCAAAGTCATAACTCTGGAAGTCTGCTTCTTTGAAAGTCTCGTAAACTTTGGTCCAGTCTTGCTGTACTAGTAAACTGGTTTGTCTGTCGTTTAACGCCATGTTGAGTCACACCTTAAATAATATCTCTTTATGCTATTATTTATGTGATTTAAAAAGTGCGTATATTAAGTTTGGGTGGCTAGACCTCTATCGCGGTCAAAGTTAACAGTTAGAATTTCTTGCTGATTTGTTGTTATAAAGTCTATTTCAACTTCAATTTGAATTCCGGTATCGTATTGATCAACAATAATGTTCCTAACCGCTGTACGTGGGTCGTAACTAACAATTTTTGTTACGTCTTCGATGATTAGGCCTCTGATTTCATCGGTAATTGGCTCATAAAGGCAATTCCAAACTATTGAACCAAACTCAGGGTTCATTAGCTTTTCACCTTTACGTATATTAAAGTGATTGAGCAAGTCCTGTTTAACTAAATCAACATCAACTGCTCTAAACTTTTTGTAGCGTCCTACTGTACTAAAACCTTTATATCTTGCCATATCAATATTTACCTATTTTAAGCAGTGGCTACTTGTTCAACAGCATGTCTACCTTTGTTAAAGTATGCAATACCAGTTGTTCCGTTAGCGTCAGACCCTCCGCCACCGTTTCTCCATTTCTTTGCTCCACCTGCACCTAATAAATGAGCAGTTTGTAACATACCACCAGTTGTAGCGGGGCTATCTCCACTTTGACTTCCACCAATACGTTTTAATGTTTTAGCATTGCTTACTAGTAAATTATCCATAACTTGTTCTTGTACTGCACCATTGGCTAAGAAATCTCCTTGACTTCTGATACCTAAACTGTGTGCTTTAGCAGTCCACGCTTCAGGATGCAATGCGGCTTTGTTACCATATTTTTTAACGTATTCAGGACGTAATAATCCTTGGTCTTGTAACACTGCTCCACCAACCTGATATCTTCCAAGATAATTGAACCGATTAACAGCATCATATTTTCCACCGCTTTCGCTTTTGGATATCTGTGCTTTGAGTGCTTGTGTTTGTTCGGGACTAAGATTTGCAACACCAATAGTTGTTGGTGGAGCATCTTTACTGCTTAAATCTCTACCGGTTATTCCACCTTGTATACTTTGATTTTCAGCAGTTGCTGGTCCAGAATCTGTACTGTTTCCAGTTGCAGGAGGTTTACCAGTGGGAGGTTTACCACTTGAGTTAGAATCACCAACAGGACTAGCTGTTCCACTACTTGCGGCACTGGTTGTATTGGTTTGTGCTACACTTGTAGTTGGTCCATTGCCTCCAGCGATCGTTCCGCCAACCTCAGCAAATGTTGTGGCTGTATTTGTTTCTCTTGTTGCTGATGCGGCAGTTAATACTTGTCCTACCACAAAACCTGTGTCAGTCATTGCTTCGCCGGTCTGTCTTGCCCATGGCTCATGTGCAGGAACTATACTGGCTATACTGATATTGCCTTTGGGAACACTTGTCCACGGTGTAGCCAAACTATCTCTATTAACGTCTGCATGGTAAAACTTCTTTAAGTTTCCTGGATCTGGTACAATTGGTCCAGAGGCAGTATTTAGATGCAGTTCTTTAGGAGTGAATAGATTTATATTTCCACCAGCAGTTGTATCAACTTTTGCCGCGGCACTTGTAGTAATATTACCACCGCTACCAACAGATATTTGTCCACTGTACTGTGTCATTGATACATTGGATTTTAATGTTAGACTTGCTTGACTATCCAGTGCAATATCACCGTCGGCATGCACATTAAAGTTTTTCTTGGTGTGCATATTGATATTACTATCAGCGTGAAAATTCATTTCACCTTCTGTTCTAATATGCATACCACCATATGAATACATCATCAAAT